TTTGTATAAAATCTTTTGCTTTAATACATTTGTTTAATAACCTACTATAAAATACTAAACTAGCTTTGTTTGGACAAATAACCTTTTGTGTTTCTTTAGCCAAAAGATGTGCAGAAATTGATAAAGATGAATAGTTTGTAACTAGTATATCAGCGTGAATAAAGTCACTCAATGCTTGTAAAATATCTATATTTGGATTATAGATTATAGTATTTTCTGTTTTCAAATAGTCAGTATTTTCATTACTATAAATAATAACTCTATTTTTATTATTATCTTTTTGAAAATATTTTACAATACCGCATAAACTTTCATTATCAGGAATTTTTCTACCAAGTGCATCTGTTAAGCGAATATGGCAACATATATTTATTTTCGTATTATCGTATGATGGTTTAGGTAAAATGTTATTTTTTAATACAAATGCATTTCTCAATTTGTGAAGTGATTGCATTATTTCGTCACTATTTTCAAAATTGGGTGGTAATGGGTTTCCAACCCCTATACCATCATAAAGATAAATATTCTGTTCACATTCACTATTATTACCATCATCATTATTAATAGAATTATATTCTCTACTATCACCATAATTTTCTTTAAAATATTCAAAATTATTAACCGTATAATTCGTGTTATTTTTGGATAGTACATTTAATGAAGTCAAAAAATATTCTTCCAACTGTTTTTTACCAACGTTATTATCATGAAAATTATATGTTTTTTTATAGTTAATTTGATATTCTGCTTTATTATTCAGTGAATGTGATAATAACCGTAATATACCTTCTAGCTGATTACTAAAACTACCTTTACCGCTATGACATATTTTAGTTTTCTTAAACCATTTGCCATAATAAATCATTTTTGCTTTTTTTTCATGTCCAACCACCCAATTAAAATGTATTAAGTATGGTACTATAAAAGAATTATTTTTATAGTAATAATCTCCATATGGAAACAATGAAAGAGGTAACAATTTGTAGTTTATTTTATTTTTAATATTTTCTAAGTAATCATTAATATCATAATCGTTTGATAGTTTGTAATTATTTTGAATATAAACTGGGTCAAATAAAGAAATTATATTTTTAGTTGACTTTATAAACATAAAACCTGTAGAAACTGAATCTAACCATTCACAGTTATTTTGAATTAACATTTCATAGTCACCTATTTTTTCTATTAAGTAGCCTAGAAAATCATTATTTTCATACACAACGTCTCCATCAGTATAGCATACATATTCATATTTTAATAAGTTTTCATGTATTATTTTAAATTTATTAAATACTACATTTGACCAATTTCCATTTTTGTATGTCGAAAAACCACTATTTTCTTCTTCGTCAATTAAACTACACTTAAAACCATTTGATGAGAGACTATTATAACAAGATTTACCTATACAATAACAGTGAAGTGGTATTTGCACATTTATGTTGTTTAAACTTTGTAAACAATTTAACGTATAATTAATATAACCTGAGTTAGTTAGTGTTATAAAAGTTATTTTGTTTTTAATTCCCAAGAACAAATCTATTTTTTTATTAAAACTAATCATTTTATTATACTTATTTGAATAGTCACATTGACCACCTGGAAAATGGTAAATAACTATTTCAGAAGATACTGCATCTGGATTATTTACGCAATATTTTTTCATAGTTATATTATCATAAGTTTGTCTTAAAATAGTGTTATACACAAAAAATGGTTTATCTTGACATCTAGGTATACAGTTATTATTTTTATAATTAAAATCTGCAATATGCGCTTTAATAGAATTAAATAATTCTTGTATTATTTTTATGTTATTGAAATATAGTATTCCTGACGTAAATGCAGTTTGATTAGTAGAATATTTTGAAAAATCGAAAAAATCTCCACCCCAAAACTCATGGCCAATATATCCTTCTTCTAAAACATACAACTTGTCTGCTAGTTCAATGTCAAATAAAATATTTATGTCATTATTAATTAATATATCTGTATCCAAATATAGTATTTTATCATATTTATAAATATTTTCATAATCAAAAATGTTTAACTTTGCGCATTTTGCTTCAAATAATGTTTGTAAATCTAAAATATAATATTCTGGACGAATATTTAAACATGATAATTCATTTTGTATAAGTGTTTGGAACATAGGTGATGTAATAATTAGTATATCAGTATTTGTTTTATTTATATTTCCTCTTGTAGTTAAAGATGTCATAAGTATTTTTAATAAGTTAATGTAATTCTCTTGATGAAAAACACAAATATAAATCAAATTCATAATTATTATATTTTTAAATAACATTTTATTTTTCGAAAAATATCGTTTTATAATAATTATGTAGTACAGTAAATTTATGACAACAATTATATATTTTAAATAATTATTCCATTATTCGTCTTCTTTTCGTTCTCTAAAATAACTCATTATATCATTTTTAAATTCTTCTGAAAAATTATTTGTCGGTACAATTATACCATTTGTGTCATAGTCTATATCGGTAGTTGGTGAATACTGGTACTTTACCAAAATTTCAGTTCTCTCGTGATAGTATCTGTTTTTCTTTTTACCATGATAATAATGTTTAATCATTCCAGGTACATATCCTAAACGTAAGTTTACTGCTTTGTCTTGAAAATCTAGCATACTTTTATTATAATCATCATTGTATTTATCTCTAGTATAATAATGACACTTATTAATCAATGCATACGCCATAATGTTGTCTCCAGATCCTAATATTCCTTTATCAAATAATCCTCCAATTCTTTCATAAGCACTACGTGTCATTGCCCATGCAAACCCAGGATGCCAAAAATCAAATAGTTTTTTATTGTTGAATTTTTTATTTTTACAAAAACAGTATCCAAAACTTGAAAAAACATTCAATGTCGTTTCATCTTTATCCATATCAACAGCATGACTAAAAATTTGAACAACGTCTTTATATCCATTTAGTAGTTTCAATGTATCTAAAGCCCATGTATTATTTTCGAATTCAATATCAGCGTCAACCCATGCAAACGATTTGTAGTTTTTTGGCAACAACTTATTAACGGCTAAATTTATCATGTTTTCTTTGTGCCATAACGGGGTTTCGCTTCTAATTTGCAAATGATTTTTATTATTAGATTTAGTAATTATAAATTTTTGATTTTTATAAGCTAATTCTACAATATATAATCTTACATGAGTTTCTTCATTCATTCTACTTATAAACTGATTACACAACTGATAGCGCCTAGCATATAAACATGGATTTGATATTACTACTATTACATTCAATTTATCTTCTATTGGTGCATTGTTATTTAACGCCAACTTAAGTTCATTTCTTTTAAAATTAATATCATCGATTTCTATTCCATTAATAACTGTCATATTTTAAAATGTGTTATATAATACGATATTATTTAATTTATTTGTTTTAATTAAATATAGTTAAAAAAATTTAATAATTAGCTACAATAAATAATATAATGGAAACAACGAGAACCCAAATTGAATGGAAATGGAGCAAAGGTTTAAATTACGATAGGTCTAGAAGAATAGATAAAACATCAATGGATGATAATTTTAACAAAGTTATTGAGAGTTCAGCATATACAACTTCACTAAATCATGATGAAAATACCTGGGAAATGATGAACAAAGATTTTGTTCAGTTTAATAAAAGAGAAGATACAGACAAAAAATTATCTGAAAGGCAAATGATGTGTCAGGTAAATATGAACCCTTATTTAACTAATAACACTTACGTGCAAGATTTGTCTAACCATGACAAGTTTTTGAAGCCTGTTTCAACTAATTCAGAATTAGATGGTGATACTTTTCAAGGTTAGAAAAACTTAGGGAATTCAACCTTTGTCTTTTTTGTTATGGGTAACCGCAATAAAAATAATCCCATTATAATGAAGAATAAACCAATATACTGAGAGATACTTGTAAAATATTCACCCAGAAAAATCATAGCTGCAATAGATTCCACGATTGCACTAATTCCGTCCCATGCACCATTTACTAATAAAAGGGTTGACCCTTGTAAATTTTTTATTAAATAATAAACTACACCTATATATCCCGATGTGCCAATTGCAAACGGCAATAATCCGCCGTTATTTGCAAAGTATTTATACCCAAAGTCACCCATTATTTCAAACAGTGTCAAAGTTCCTATGCTAACTAAACTCATTATATATATAAATTTATTTTTTTCTGGTTCATTGTTATATTTTATATCAATTATGTTTTCAATGTGAAACAACTTAAAAATTATACCTAAAAATTAAATAAATAATACCTAATAATATATATGACAACAATATCTTCAACATATACAACACAAAATGATTTATTATTGAACAATTTAATGGATTTTTATAAAAAAGACAATTTATTAGAGCGAATGTTAAAAATAATAACCGGCGATTCGAAAATTTCATTGAGAATTGTCGATTGGTTTGCAACAAACTATGCCAAAAAATACTATACACTCTATAACATAGAGGATGATTTTGGTAACTTAAAGCGTTTCAAAGTGTACTTTGATTATAAATTGAAATTAAAAGCTTACAGTAAACGTCGATTTGATCCTTTTTGTAGATGGGATCGTATTAGTATTCCGTATAAAGATGATAAATTTATTGAGACGACAATTGGTCAGTTAAATTTTTTTAAGTGGGCAATAGAAAATAAAGTAATTGACTATATTGAAGAAAATTATGATACAATAGAAAAAGATATGAATAGTAGAAATAGTACTTCTAAGCGTAAAGAATTAAAATTAGAAAACACGAAAACGCGAAAGAAACGCGAAGAATTATCGATTTCTGCAACAAAAAGCATTAAAAAAGAGGACGTAGAAATTGTCGTTCAATTTCATTAAAAATATAATTAAAATTATATAAGTTTAAATATATTTATATTGATAAAAATAAGTTATTAAATCTACTAATTCATGGGAAACACAAGTTCAATGAATAAAATCAATTTTGAAGATATTCAGTATTCATTAAGTCAAAAAGATGCTATTTTAATAATAAATACATTATCGGAAAACGAACAAGAATGTATAATACCGATGACAATAACACCTGAAAAAGAAATTAATATTATAAACACCCTGTTAAGAAATGGTAACAAAAATATAAAAATCATTATTTATGGTAAAAACTGCAATGATGATAAAATTTATAAAAAATATCAGCAACTACAGTCACTTGGGTTCTATAATATTTATCTTTATGTTGGAGGATTATTTGAATGGTTGATGCTTCAAGATATTTATGGAGAGAAAGAATTCCCAACTTCAAGAAAGGAACTAGATATTTTGAAATTTAAACCACAAAAAAAATTGAATGTTCATTTATTAGAGTATTGAAATATGAGACAGTGGTGTTTGAATTTTATACAATATTACTCATCGGATGTTGATTTTGTAAATTTTCAATTTCTTTGTTACATAGTTCATCTGCTCTTTTGTTATATTCTCTATAAATATGATTAAAAGTAATAACATTGAATTTTTCTTTTATTTCCATTGCCAATTTATGAAGATCAATAATATTACTTGATCTTACTTTATTTTTACCATTCATCTGATTGATTATTAAGTTTGAATCACCTTCAACTGCTAATTCTTGAATATTGAGATCAACTGCTTTTTGTAATCCAATGATTAATCCCATGTATTCAGCATAGTTATTTGTCTCATTATGACCTAAAAATCTGGATCCTGTCCAAATTTCAACTTCATTTTGGTATAATACTGCGCCACAAGCAGCTAATCCTGGATTACCTTTACTACAGCCATCAAATCGTAATAAGTATTCTATTTTTGGACATACTTTTGTTTTTGGTTTGTAGTGTAAAAATGCGGTTACATTAGTAAAACTAGATTTCATAATCAATGACATTTTATTATTTTATCTTATTGAATTGATTATTTTATAGTAAATTCATTTCAATTTTAATTAAAATACATTTTATAAAAACTTATAAAGTTACCAATCTCCTTTCAATTGTATTATATTCGTTAATGTATTTAATTTTTCTACATCTTTTAACGCTTTTTTGTGCATTAAAAGTGACTTATTTTTAGAATAATTAGTTATAAACAATTTGTCTTTTCGATAATTTAAAATTCTATTTTCAAAAAGATTTTTTGACTCTATCACTGCGTCACTATAATTGAAATTGTCACGCATCATTTTGTATATAATACATCTATCCAAGTCATATGCTGCTAAAAGATCTGCTTCTCTCACAATATGATATGCAGTTTGATACTCTTTGAAATCAGGATACCCATTTTTTTTCACGGTTGAATACGACATTGTTTTTATTATATCCGAAGTAATTTTCAAATCATCGCAATTTATATAATGTTTCATATGATCGTTCATATATTTTATACCAATGTCTTCATTCATATATTTTTTATCGCACATATCATGCACTATTGAAGCCAAATAAATAATTTCTCTATGATTTTCTAACTGGGGATTTTTTAGTAGTTCGTTTTCATAAATAGAGTTTGCATGATTGAAAACCTCCATACTATGTTTCAATGCGTGTGACTCGTCAATATTGTATTCTTGGCTTGTTTGAATAACAAATCTGAATGCTTGATTAATAAGTGTTACTAAATTCATTACTTTCATTTTAGATATTTATCTATTGTTATTAAATAATAAAAAAATAAAAACTTTCTGTCATTTTTTTATTATTTAATACATGTAATATTTTATGCATCTAAAATAAATTCATCAATAAATTGTAACCAACCTTTTAAGATATATTCATTTTTTTTTATATTCAAGTTTCCATCAACTTCTAAAATTACAATATTATTTTCACTTTTGAAAAATTCAATCATTTCTTTATGATATTTATGGCACGCATTCAAATATTCTAAAGGGATTACAGATTCACCTAATCGCGCCCTTTCGTGAATTCTTTGATGACAAATTTCAGGAGATGAGTTAACATATATCACTTTTTTAATAGGATACTCACACGCAAAACATTCAAACCATTTTAAATAAATTTGATAGTTAACATCTTCTATATTTCCATTATCATAAAGCATTTTTGCAAATACCATTTTATCTGTAGTCAAACTTCGTTCCGTAATAATAATAGCATCGGGGTTGTTTTTTACTGCTTCTTTTAATAAAGATAATCTTGAAATATAAGCCATAAGTTGAAACGAAAATGCATATGTTTTTTGGTCGCTGTAAAATTTTTGCAACATTGTAGTTCCGTTTTCATCTTTAATATTTTCCCATTCATCTACTGGTTCTCTCAAGAATAAAATGTTTGGAGCGTCTTTGTACTTTTCTTTCAAATGAGCTAGAAGAGTTGATTTTCCAGAACCAATATTTCCTTCAATTGTAATTATTTGTGCCATTGTAGTAATTGTTATTTTGTTTTCTTTAAACTTGTTAATATAGTTTCAATTTTAAATTTTAATCAAACATTACAAGTTTATGGGTTCTTTTGAATAAATGCGTTCATATCTAAATAACCTTGCATTGATGCACCCGATTGATAGTTACATGTTTTAGGTTCTCCATTTTTATTATAAGTCGCCCAATTTAATCCTTCATTATCTAATTTATCGCAAATACAAATAGCTTTTGAAGGGTTATTTGGATCAACCGAACAAATCTTATTCATACAGTTCAAATTGACTGCTTCAGGAGGGCAAGTAACACGATGATATCCCATTTTAGTAATAACAGGACTAAAATCAGAATAAATGAACTCTTCTCCACTTTTCGAAGTGTATGGTTTAATTTTATTGCAGTCATTATTTCCAACACTATAATTTACTCCAGTCGCAACATCACACAAACAATACGCCTTCGTTTCGTCATATGGGTTTGGCATACAACTTGCTGCAGGACATAACCCAAATTTCATGTTGCATTTAACAGTACTATTGTTATTTTTTTCTAAATATTTGGATACAAAATATATAATAAAAATTGACAAAAGAAAAAGAACTACGAAAATTATTTTTTTTGAATATATTTTGAACGCCATTATTTATATATATATATATGTATACATATAAATATGTTCACATAGAAAAGACATGAACAAAATAAAATTGATATTTAAATACAACTTAAAGAACTATTAATATATAACATATTTAACACTTGTAATTTACAATGGACTTAAATCAAAGAAAATTAATTAAATCGGAATGGGAATCTATCGAAATCCCATTCTCGAAACAAGAAATAGAAGTTTTGAATTTAATTATAAAAGGTTTTCACGATGTCAATATTAAAATCAATAATAACGAATCCATTTTCACATTTTTAAAAATAGAATATTCAACTAAAATGGAAGATTATATTTATAATAAATATTTGAGAGAAAACGTCGTAACAATTCTTGAAAAAAATAAAGAGTATTTTCAAACAGAACCAGCTATGAAAATCAATGTAAGTGGTGATGTTCAAATAAAATCCGCTGATAAAATCAGACTAGATAAAAATAGTATCGAGAGTTTAAAAAATAACAACGTCTATGAATATATATTATTAGAAACTATCGAAAAAATATTATTAGCAAAAAAAAAGTTAGACAAAAAATTATTCGTATTATCTTATTTTACACTATATAAACTATTAAAAAACAATATAATAAAAATAAACAGACATATTCTTAGCTTTTGTGAAAATATGATAAAAATATTTGAGGGTGATTTGAATATTTTAAATGTCATTGAGAATTCCGTTGAGTTAATCGAAAAAAATACAAATTTATTAAAATATAACGACATGGTTTTATATGACCATCAAAAAGAAATATTCACTATTTGTAAAAATCCTGGACCCAAATTGATTTTATACATGGCACCAACAGGTACTGGAAAAACATTGACACCGATTGGATTGTCTGAAAAATTTAGAATTGTCTTTGTGTGTGCTGCTAGGCACGTGGGACTAGCATTGGCTAGAGCAGCCATTTCTGTAAATAAAAAAATTGCATTTGCGTTTGGTTGTGAAAGTGCCGATGATGTCCGTCTTCACTATTTTGCAGCGAAAGATTATACTGTTAATAAAAAAACAGGTGGAATTAAAAAAGTGGACAACTCAAATGGTGTCAATGTTGAAATAATAATAAGTGATATTAAATCATTTGTTCCTGCAATGTATTACATACGTGCGTTCAATCATGATGAAAACTTGATGATATATTGGGATGAACCGACAATTACTTTGGACTATAAAGAACACAGTTTTCACAGTATTATTAAACACAACTGGAGTGAAAATAAAATTCCTACAATTGTGTTGTCCTCGGCAACACTACCAAAAGAGCATGAATTGAGTGAAACCATTATGGATTTTAAAACCAAGTTTGCAAACAGTGAAATTCATAGTATCATTAGTCACGACTGTAAAAAATCTATACCAATTATTAATAAAGATGGGTTTGTTGACTTACCACACTTTTTAACACATGACTATGGTTTGATTTTAAAAATTGCACAACATTGTGAGAATTATTTGACACTTTTGAGGTACTTAGACTTGGATGAAGTAACAAAATTTGTTGTTTTTATAAATAAACATGGATTTGTTTCTGAGAGACTAAAAATAGAGAACTATTTTGAAACATTGGACGAAGTCAACATGAAGAATATCAAAATTTATTATATACAATGTTTGAAAAGTATCCAACCTGCACAATGGAAATATATATATGATCATTTTAAGGATAATCGACAACCAAAACTTCTTGATAATTCCAGTGTGGATGTAAAAGGAAACAAGTTGTCTTCAAAATCAAATAGTATTGGTCCTGGTAGTATCAGTTATAATGATAAAGAACTGGCAGGAAAACCATTAAAAAGATCATTGACTGACACAACTGTATTCGGCAATAGTAACAGCAAAAATGTCAATCCAACTGTGCAAGGAACATCTGCTATTTATGTAACAACTAAAGACGCTTATAGTTTGACAGATGGTCCAACTATATTTATTTGTGATGACATTGAAAAAATTGCCAAATTTTGCATTCAACAAGCTAATATTCCGTCAGCAGTAATGGATGACTTGTTGAAAAAAATTGAATACAACAATGTATTGAATAAAAAGATTTCTGAATTCGAAAAAGATTTGGATTATCTAAAAGAACAAGAAGAAAGCAAGTTGTCAAATACAGGGTTGGGGTCTTTAAAAAATGTGAGAAAGTTCAATAGAGAAGCTGATAATGTTGATACAAGTAAGAGCCAACTTGCGAAATTAGTAAGAGAAATAGAGACTTATAGAAGCATGATAAAAACTGTAAACTTGAATGAAACTTTTATTCCTAATAAAATGCATCATGTTAAAAGATGGGCAGAGTGTTTGGATACGGTAAAATCATTCACGAGCAATATAGAAGAAAGTGTAATCAACGAAATTATGTTATTGAATGGAATTGAAGATACTTGGAAAATATTGTTAATGATGGGTATTGGTGTTTTCATTAATCATGAAAATATTCGATACACTGAAATCATGAAGAAAATGGCAGATGAACAAAAATTGTATCTCATCATTGCATCGAGTGACTATATTTATGGAACTAATTATCAGTTTTGTCATGGTTATATCAGTAAAGGGATGAATTTAACTCAGGAAAAAATTATTCAAGCCATGGGGCGAATTGGACGAAACAATATTCAACAAACATATTCATTGCGTTTTAGAGATGATGAGCAAATTATGAAAATATTTACTGCTGAGGCTGATAAGCCGGAAATTATTAATATGAATTTATTGTTTAACAGCAACAAAGTCATTTGGAAAGATAATCAGTATGTAGATGTAGGTATAGATCTTGATGAATAGTGATACATTATTAAATATAATAATTTAAACAAATTAAATGTTTTACCTTTAATTAATAAATAAAATGAAGAATATTTTTATGAATGTGTGCTCTATTTTTTTATCACCAGTTTCAGCAAGCCAAGTTAGACCAAAATTATGTGTTGATTGTAAGTTTTATATTAAAAATTTTTTTACTTTTAGTAAATTCGGAAATTGCAGTAAGTTTCCCACAGAAGAATCAAACAATTATTATTTGGTGAATGGAAAGAATTACAATATAGAAGACTATTATCATTATTGTTGTACATCAAGAAAATTTGACCATATGTGTGGTAAAGAAGGCAAATTTTTTGAAAAAAAAAATTGAAACTATTTTTAATTTTTATTATAAATTTAAAAATTAAAATGTCGAAACTAAAACAGAGATTGAATAATTATATTGAAGCATCGAAAATAGAAATAAACAATGAAGATATACAACAAACAAATCGTCTTATACAAAAACAATTGTCTGTTTCTTTGTTTGAAAATTTGCCGTTCGAGAGAGTAACATTGTATCATATAGAAACGTTTTATAGAGACAATACAAATGATAAATATGAGTTGGGTGGTAGATGAATTGCGAAATTATAATATAGATAATTTACTTCCAATTTCTTTGAAAAAATGTCCGTTATATGGTAAATTTTTTTCCAATGCTTTTGTTAATGTTTTATCACTTATAGAAAGAATTTTTATACAATCATATTTGCACGAAAATTCCTTTACAAGATTACCTTCTAAATCATATTGACCAATGCCGTTTTTGTATAAAATAGGAGTTCCGTGTTTGGTCTCATAGTTGTTTATTAATTCTTCATTACAATATTCATATAATTTATAAAAATGTCCATTTGATATTGTGTATTTCTTGACTGATACGTCTAAAGCGTATGAAGATGAATACCCATTCAAGTTCGCAGCAGTTTTTCTATCTAAATAAACGTTTAGAATTTCATTTTTTTCTACATTCAACTTGGCAATGTAACCTAAATTTTGTATTTTTGTTTGTTTTGTATGTTCAATATGTGTTATAATATTAGGGTCCAGGTTTCTCTCTACAAAAAGCCATCTAAATCCGCAATAAATAGTATTTTCAGAAATTGCTTTATTAATACTAGGTCGTTTGATTTGAGCATTTTCTTTCATTACCTCACTGACGCTTTCATATACTTTAACAATTTCAAAGGTCTCTGGGTTTATTTTTTGCAATCTTGGTCCAAGTGTAACTAATGGTTCATTGAACCCTGTAGATACTTTTGTTTGTGTTGAATTTATTTTTTCTAATAAGTCTTTGTTAATTTTTTCTAGATTATCAATCTTACTGGACAATTGTTTGACTGTTTTGGTTAGCTCTAATAACAATTCATGAATTTCTACATTATCATTTGTATTACAATTATTATTTTGAATGTTCGTTGATTGTATTTGCAATTTTTTTAATAATTCATTTTCTTTCAATAATTCACTAATACTAAAGTTATAATTTTTAATATTATTTTCAATTATATGAAGGACTATTTGATATGTTAAATTTTTACCTATTAAAAATAATTCATTACCATTTTCATGTCCAATTAAATCTGTTACTTTGTTTAATCTAATTTTGTCGTGATGAATTAGAAATTGTTCAAAATCATAACTTTTATCTACAGTAAAACAATTTAATAGTAAACATTCGTCATAATTCCCTTTGTGTTCACTGTATCTATTATGTATTCCTTTTGTGCTATGTCCAATTTTGACAATATATTCTCCGTTAGGAAATGTTTTAACTTTGATAATATAAACTAATGAACCTGCTTGAGCATATTCACTTAATAATATTTTTTCTCTTTGTTTTATAAGTTTTTCTTCCATTTCTTTATTTTTTACATCTTCTAACTGAGTAAGTTGTTTTTTTAATTCTTCACTTTCTTCTTTTGTTATTTCAAACATAATATTTTCTAATTTAATAAAGTATTCGTGTATTTCATCTGCTTTTTTTGTTCCTGCTTTTAGACAAAATTTTTTGAAGGTGTCAATATTTAACATAAATGTTTCTTTATTGTGACCACCATGAGATTTCTCGTCTTGCTTTGCCAGTTGGCAAAGCAATAATTTATAATCTTTGTCAATTATAAAATTTTTTTCTAAAACTCGTTTTGCATTTACTTTTTGACCAAATTCTAACCAATGCCATACATTATCTAAATCAATGACAAAGTCTTTTTTTGTATCGTACTTCAAATAACAATAAAAACTGGACAAAAATAGTTGTTGTTCATAATTATTGAAGGTATTTTGAACCTTTTCAATCAATTTTGACTGGTAATTACCTGACAGTTTAGTAATTGGATTGCTTTCAATGAGATTTACAATATCTACGCTCATTTTATATATGTAATTTATATATTACCTCTATATTGTTTTTTGCTTTAATAATTAAAATGCAATAATTAATTATTAAATATTTTTATAAAGTTTACAAATATAATATAAAAAACTTGACACGATATATCGTAACAAGTTCGCT